TTATATTTGTTCTATGTTTAAAACACACAGAAAATTTTTAAAACAAGACCCTAACAATTGGAAATGGTTAATTTGCTTTTATGTTATGGCATTTTTTATTACAGTAATTTTAACAACACAGATATGAATTTAGAGACAATTAAACAGGAACTACAAGAATACATCAATGATGAAAAATCTAACTACAATGATGTTGACATTAATGATTTACATTATCATTTATTTAATCAAGACTATTATATTATAGGTTACTATAATGCTGAACAATGGTTAAAGAAACATAACATTAATATTTTTCAGGGTATTAGTTTTGTTCAAGATTATGAAAGGGAAATGTTTGGTAATGATGGTATGAGAAATTATGATAATGCTGAAAGCCTAGTAAATATGATTGTTTACATAATAGGAGAAGAATTATTATATCAAAATGAAAAGGTGTGAAAAAACAAAAATCATTATGGAGAAAAAATAAGTATGGTAAATGGTTTAAATTAAAACCTATAAATGATAAGGAAGTGTTTATTCCTTGTGATGATACCACTCAAACTTATAATTGGCAAATAACAAATAAAAGCGGAAAACTAAAATCTAAAAAGATATGAGATATAAAATAAAAAACAAACAACTTGTGATAGATTGGTTTAATAATTTTGCAGACTATATAGAAAGTTTAGATAGGAATTTATATCAAGAAGCTATTGAATATGCAGATGATAAAGAATGTGAATTTTGAAAAAAGAAAAAAAGGTTAGACAGTACAGGTCAAGACAAGGTAGGTCAGACAGACAATATGCAGGTAGTATGAAAGTTTTAGCTATCGCATTTATAGGTTTGATAATAACTTTAATAATAACACTAATATAAAATGGGAACATCAAAGGACGATTTAATTGACAGAATATACGACTTAGAAGAAGAATTAAAAGAAGCTAAGAAACACACATATATACACGAAACACATAATTTATATTGTAGCGATGGCGAAATGCATTTTGGTTATGGCGATGTTGATAATGAAAAATGGCTAGTATATAATATAGATTCTTTATTTAAAGACTTACCATTTATAATTACCCAAGTTGTAAAGGAAAATAAAAAAATGCAAGAAATGTATTTAGATTTAATAAAACAAAGTTTAAAAGAATTATAATGAAAAATAAAATACACCCTTTTGAGAATGAAATTTTTAACGCCTTTAGAGTTAAGGAAAAAAAAATAAATGATGCTATAAGTTTTTTAAAGTTGAACGGATATAAAGTTTACGAAGAAAAGAAATGATATTACTTATTGACGCTGATAGTTTAATTTTTGCAAGTTGCTATCGACATAAAGAAAACCCTGATGATAATCCACACTTTGAAAACCTTGAAGACTGTGTAGCTAAGTTTGATGAGCAATTTATGAAAATTGTAAATGACTTAGAAGAAATCTATGATATTGAAAAAGTTATTACATTCAATGGAAGTAAAGGAAACTTCAGAAAATTAATGACAAAAAAATATAAAGCCAATAGAAAAAAACAAACATTACCTCCTCTTTTACACGATATGCACAAATACGTAAAAGAAACATACGATAGCAAGTTTGGTTTTGGAATTGAAACTGATGACTTAGTTGCTAGATATTGGTATAGATTGTCGACAGAATTTGGTAGAGATAATGTTATGATAGTATCTATAGATAAAGACTATAAACAATTCCCTTGCCTTATGTATAATTATCACTACAAACATAAAACAATATTAGACATATCAGAAAAAGAAGCTATGTATAATTTCTATGAGCAAATGATAGTAGGAGATACAGCAGATAATGTAAACTACTTTAAAGGAAAGGGTAAAGCGTTTGCTAAAAAATATTTTGTACATTGTGATAGTAAATACAAATACACAAAAAAACTATACAAATTATTTAAAGATAAATATAAAGGTAAAGCAAGACAGAAATATACAGAATGTTATAACTTATTAAAATTAAGGACAGAATGAATTATATAAATACAAATGAATTTATTTTAGAAGATAATAAAATTAAAATTACACCTGACAAAATATTTACATATAGAACAGAAAAAACAGATACAATAAATAAGAATAATAAAATATTTTATAATACACAATATATAGAGAAACAAGTAAGATATAAAGATTTTAAAAATTATAGAGAAATAAAATTAAATTTTGATTTGTTAGATTTAAATTATATTTTTTATGCTCCTAACTTTTATAATGTTTCTAATTGTATAGGAACTCAAAGCACTAATGAACTTAATAATATATATTTAAGATTAATAAATTCAAATATAATAGATAAAAGAATAAAGTCTTGTCATAATGGTAAAGGATATAATACATACGGAAATTATTGGAATAACTTTAAAAAAGATTGGGATTATATTTTTTATAATATAAATTCGGAATATAGAGAATATGGAGATATAGATATTTTCTTATATGATTATGGTTGGGGGAATAGTTTATGGCATACTATGGATATTGAAGATGTATTAAAATTACCAATAGAAAAAATAAAAAAATACGCACCAAATTTAATTAATTTATTTAAGTATATTGGAGTTAATCTTAATAATGATTATGATAAAAAAATAAAACAATTATATAAAAACAAAGAATTAATTACTATATAAATAAAATAATGCACAATTTAACACCAATAGAAATAGCAGTAAAGATAAAAGAATTATCAGGTCTTGATGTATTTAAAAACACAAGACAAAGAAAATACATAGAAGTAAGGTCATTATTAAACCACTTATTACGCAACAAACTTAATATGCGTTGGATACATATAGCGCAATTCTATATAGATAATGGCAAAAATTATGACCACTCTACTGCATTATACTCTAGTAATAAATATCATTTAAACGCTCAACATAATCCAAAGCTAAAAGAAATAGAAGAAATATTCACTTTTAAATCAGATTTATGTTATGATAAAATAGACAGAGTACATTACTTAGAAAATAAAGTAACAAACTTAGAAAACAAAAATTTAGAATTAAAGAATAAATTTAACCACCCAATGTATAAAGTGATTAGAGATGTTCCTGATTCTTTAGTTGATGAGGTTGGTCAAAAATTAAAGTTATGGGAAAAATCTTTAGAATGGAAAAAAGAGTTAAATTAAATACGTTATATAGTTATGATAGAGAAACTTAAGACTAACATAATAAATTTAAACTCTGTAAAAGCTAGGATGTATGAACAAAAGTAGACACATAAAAAAAGAATCAATGATTAAGGCTTTAGAACAAAGTTTAGGGATTGTAACTGCAGCTTGTAAGAAAGCTGACATACCAAGAAGCACATTTTATAAATGGTTAAAGGAAGATGAGGAATTTAAAAAACAAGTTATTGATATTGAAAACATTGCACTTGATTTTGCAGAAAGCCAGTTACATAAACAAATATCTGACAACTCAACATCAGCTACAATATTCTATTTAAAAACAAAAGGTAAAAAAAGAGGGTATATCGAAAGACAAGAAATAACAGGAGCAGATGGCATCCCTACTAATTTTCAAATAGAGATAATTGATAAAACCGAAGATACAGACTAATATAGTTTACAAACATCTTGTAAATAGCGATAAAAAAATAGTTGTAGAGCAAGGTGGAACTCGTAGTGGTAAAACATACAATATCCTTTTGTTTATTATATTTCATTACTGCATACATAATAAAAATAAGATAATTACTATTTGTCGTAAAACATTTCCAAGTTTACGAGCAACTGTATTAAGAGACTTTTTACAGATATTAAACCATTATCAAATATACAGAGATGAGTATCATAATAAGAGTAGTAGTGAATATAATTTATTTGGAAACTTAGTAGAGTTTACATCACTTGACCAATCACAAAAGATTAGAGGTCGTAAAAGAGATTTATTATTTATTAATGAAGGTAATGAGTTACATTGGGAAGACTGGCAGCAATTAATATTTAGAACACAAGAACGCATAATACTAGATTTTAATCCATCAGATGAATATCATTGGATTTACGATAATGTAATAACTAGAAAAGATTGTGCTTTTTACAAAACAACTTATTTAGATAATCCTTTTTTAGAAGATGTAATTAGAGATGAAATAGAAAGGTTAAAAGAAACAGATGACCAATACTGGCAAATATACGGATTAGGAGAAAGAGCGAGTAGTATTAATACAATATTTAAATATTCAGAGGTAAACAGAATACCTGATGATGCTAAACTAATATCATACGGAATGGATTTTGGTTATAGTAATGACCCTACAACGCTTGTAAGCGTATTTGTGATGGAACATAACTTATATATAAAAGAGCATTTATATAGAACGCAAATGACAACGCAAGACATTAATATATTTTTAAGAGAACAAAACTTATTGACTAATCCTATATATGCAGATAGTGCAGAGCCAAGACTAATCGCTGAACTTAGAAGAATGGGTCATAATATATTTCCAAGTTTAAAAGGTAAAGATTCAATCAATGCAGGTATTGACTTATTAAAAAGATATAAATTACATATTACTTCAGATAGTAACAATGCTATACAAGAATTTAGAAACTATAAATGGAAAGAAGATAAATCAGGAAGACTTATAAATATACCTGAAGACAAGCATAACCATATTATTGACCCTTGTAGATATGCAACTTACTCTATATTATCAAGACCAAACTTTGGTAAATACACCTTACATTAAAAAAACTTATAAAATATTTTGTTTATAACTTAAATAGTTTTATATTTGGGTATTGGTAATAAAGCCAATATTTAAAAACAAGACAAAATGAATGCAACTATCAAATTAAAACAAATTACAAAATTAGATTCAAATATTGATTTAGCTAATTTAGAATTAAAATTAGAAATCGAAGCTTTAGATTTAAAAGCAGTTTTTTTAATGACATCTACTGGTTTAAGTTTAAGAGTTACAAGCGAACACTCAACAGATGAACTAATAAAACTTTGCAAATGGTTAAATAAATCATCAAAAGATGAAACGAACTTAAGAACTAATGAATCAGAGTTAAGGCTTTTTGCAAAAGAAATGATTAAGACAAATAGAAAATTAAATCAAGCAAAAAAATTATAATAATAATGGGAGTGTAAAAACTCCCTTTTAAAACAAAACAAAATGGAAAATTTATTAGATTTACTAGAAAACAATTTTGAACAAGTATCATTAGGGGTATATGCAGAATGGTTAAACGATGACCAAAAAGAACCTAAAAGCGTAAAAGGAATGTTAAATCAAATGTCTTGGTTAGATGATGAATGTAAAAACTTACTTAAAGATGAAAGGGTAAAACTTGTATTAGATGACCGAGCATTAATCGTAAATGTATTATAAATAAAACAATGGGCATATATAAAACACAAATACAGAATTTAAAAGACTTAGAGTTTTATGCTCATATTGATTCTGCAATAAATCTTATTAAAAAATGGATAGACAAAAGTCCTAACAATAAAGAGTTACAACTTATGTCAGATTCTTTAGTTGGAATATTTCTTTGGGCAAACACAATGGAACAGGAAGCTAGAATACACGATAGTATAGTTAGTGAATATAGAGAAGAAAAAAATAAAGCATTATTGCAGTTAAAAGAAATAAAAGACAAATACGAACACTTAAAAAAATTAGAATTATGAAAGTAAAAGGAGAATACAATGTTGAGGAAGCTAAATATAATTTAAATATTTCTTATGAGTATTATTGGGATGATGGAGATTATTTTAGTCCTCCTGAAAGCGATTTAGAAATACTAGAAGTTACTTTAAATGGAATGGATATAACTGACTTTTATTGGGATTGGGTTGATGATGCAATACACTCGCAGGTATGGGATTATGCACAAGAAAATAGAAATGAATAAGATGTTGTAATAATAACTTGGGAAAAGTTACAACATTGATAGGGTGGTCAGAAATGGCTGCCCTTTTTTTATTATCTTAGTATA